GAGGCAAATTCGCCAAAACCAGACGATTTAGCCAAAGCTCTTGCGGCAACTGGCTGTGTTCCGCCTGATGAAGGCCCCTGTAAAAAATTAGCAAAAGCCGGCTCTGACCCATTGGGTTACAAATCAATGACCGTGCAGCCAACTGAAGCTAATCCAGATTATACATGTGGCTGTTATTGGAAAGAGGTAACTAAACACCTAAATAAGCTAAACCTATTACCTATTCCAGATATTATGCGCTTACCCGCATTAAGATATTGGCCGGTTGGCTTAATTATTCCAACTCCATATCCAATTAGAATTCCACTACCTCAAATTTGGTTTCATATAGTAACCTTAAACTTACCATTTGGTACTCTAGTTATTTGGTATGTACAGTGTGGAATCGTTCCATCACCAATTGTTATGTACATTGGACCAGATGGAAAAAAGATTATCCTATTAAGTTTTAGAGCACTACAGGGTCAATTTGATCCAGTTGGATATACACTAGATGAAGCTAGCGTTTCTCCATTGGGTATAAACCAAACATCAATTGGAAAACCTAGCGGAACTGGCGCAAAGACAATTACATTTGGTAATATCATGGTAAATGCGAAATTGCAAAAAGTAGCAAAAGTTGCAGCACAGGCTCAAGCCTTATTGGAATTAGCTGATCCTGGTAAATTAATGCCAAATGGTTTCAATATTCCATTTAAACCAGGCGAAAAACCAGCCTGGAAAACTGGAGATGAAGATTTTTTAGATACTGCAACTGCTTCCTTAAATGATTTTAAAGTATTTGTTAAAAATATAAATCGCACGATTTGTGTTAAAATAGATGAACTTGGAGATTTTGAATTACCTAATTTTTCAATCGCATTAAAAAGCGCCCAAGACTCTGCTAAAAATCGACAAACTACTCTAGCAGGTCTTCCGTATAATTTTGACCAAGCCTGGCTAAACTGCGATCCAGGTAATCTTTATTCAAATATTCCATCTAACTTCTCACACTCAAACTTAAATATTGATTCGGATGAGTGTAAAGAAATGGTATTGTCTCTTTCTCTAGATTTAGATAAATTTTTAGATAAACTTAAACTTGGAACCTATACTATTCCAAAAGACAAGGGCAAATCAATTAAACCTGAAGCCATGCTTGATGGAGTAATTGATTCTGTTATGGAGTATATGTCAAGAACAAACTTTGGAAAAGCCAAATCTATTAACTTTAATAAGAAGTTTAGAAAAGCAATGCGAGATTTAGATTTAAATGCCTCAATTGATGCAGCCGCGGCTAAAGTTGATATAACTAAAGTCGAAAGTGTAACCGCATTTAAGAAAACTGCAAAGGGTTACGTTGATCAAATATGCGATGTTTTTTCTGGAAAAAACCTAAAGGTAAAAAGAGATTCTCCAGAATTTCAACGAAAGGTTGATGCAGAAATTGCAAAAAGAAAAAGATTTAATGAAAGAAATGCTGAGTATGATAAAAATCATCCAAAGCAGGCCGCTCGAGTACAATCCTATGAAAAAAAGATTGGTCAAGAAACACCAAGAGCACTTTCAATTAATAAAATAACGGTTTCGAACTTTGTTTATGAGGCCGAGATTAAAAAAAGAAAACGTTTTGCTGAATTACTGGGCCACTCTGTTGCTGGATTTACTAAACCAATTAAAAATGCGCTGGGTAATTTTACACAAATTGTAAAACCTAAGTGTTGCCCAAGCGATCTTGCAATACCTCAATTTATTGATCCGCTTGTGCTTGCTATTATTATGTCGTTTAGACAATTGGCTCATACCGCAATTGATGCACTAACGACTGACTTAATCAAATCTATATTTGGCGAAGTATTTAGTGTAACAAGGGAAATTATCCAATCAATAACAAATCTTATAGCTAAATCTATTCCAAATATAGATATTCCGTTAAATGGGGCAGCCGCTCTGCAACTTCTTTTAAGCATATTAAAGCCATTCTTACCACTATTAAGAATTCCACTAGGATTTCCTCCTAGAATATTAGGTGTACCACAATTAACAATCAACTTAGATTCATTAATTAAACCGTTATTAAAAGCGGGTATTCAGGTTTTAATGGATAAAATATTAAGCCTATTACCTATTAGAATATGTGATTTACCAATTACTGCAATTTCAAGTGCCTGGATCTCTGCACTATACAGAGGAATTAAGGTTGCAATTAAAATGGCAATTACTGAATTAATAGAAACTTTACTAGCGCCACTACAATCCTTATTTAAATTAATTAACTTATTAAAAGGGGTTAAGGGTGCATTTACCATGTTGTTTGATATGACAAATCCATTTCTTAAAATCTATAAAATGATTAAAGAGGCGCTTGAAAGATCCCTCCCAACCCCAGCTTTTATTAAAACAGTTAACCAATTAATCCTGTTAGCTCAATTGGAAATTTTAAAAGTAATGGACAAAGCTGCTAAGAATTTACCAGAAATTGCCGTATATTTACCGATCGCGGCTGGCCAATCTCTAGGGCTTGGAAATATTCTACGAGCAGGTGTACACCCAATCCTAAATCAAGATGACCTTCCAACTTGGGATAGGCTAACTATGAAGAACCCTTTATATGTTATGTTTTTAGATGATTTAGCGCATAAAGCAAAGGCCGCAACTGGTACTATTTTAGGCCAAGATTTTTTAGGTACGCCAGTGTATGTTCCTACCCCATAATCAAAACTACTACCTCTTTATCTGTATAATATTTTAGATTATTCAAATATAAAAATATGACTTATACCAACGAGGAACTTGAAATTCTTTTTTCACAAGGAAATTCAAAAATTAACAACTCAGTTAAATTATCAGAAGCCGATCGAAAAGCTAATGTTAAAATTTTCTGTAAGGAGCCGTATGCTCAGGACCTATACGATAAATATTTTGGATCAGAAGCTGGTCATCAATTACCGACTGCAAGTAAAGATATTCCGGTAGGAGAAATCAGAACAGTTAGCCTTAAGAAAATTGACTTTGCTATGTCAATGGTTGAAATGGAAGACGTTTCATCAATGACTAGTATTTTTGTACCATTTAGAGAATTTTCTCAGGAACCTTCGTTAAGCCTCCTAAATGAAGATCGTAAATATAAAGTTATGATCTATAAATCTAACATGAGCGAAATTCTTGGATCAGAGAAAAAATGTGCAGCCCTTACTCTTAGAGAAGACGTTGAATACTTTACTAAGAATAATAAATGGTTCTATGTTAAAGTGGTTGAGCTTATTAAAGGAGGTTACCTTGCAATCTATAAAAACCAAATTAAATGTTTCTTACCAGGTTCACACGCTGCAGCCAACGTAATTAGAGATTTCTCTGAGTATCTACACAAAGAAATTCCAGTTATGGTTGAAAATTATGATTCAGTTAATAACCTATTCATTGTTTCATACAAGAAATATATTAAAGAAACCCTTCCTCAAAAAGTATCTGATCTATCATTTAGCCAGAAATATACTGGAACTCTTACTAATAATCCTTATGACTTTGGAATATTTGTTGAATTCCAAAACTACTACACCGGACTTATACACAAGTCAGATTTTGAAAATGACGCAGCCTTTAAGGAATTCTCAAAAGGTTTACGTTCAGGCAATCAAATTGACTTCTGGGTTAAAGACGTCGTGCAGAAGAAAGGAGAGTACAGAATTATACTTACCACCAAGCCAGACTCAATTGATCCAGTTAAGAAAAGCTGGCAAAGCCTTAAGGACGGCATTGAGAACCAAATTTTAAACTATTCATATAGTAAAGGGTCTATGACAATGACTCTACCTGATGAGCAAACTATTTCTGTTTCAGTATCTGCTACTGTAATGCAAGATCACAGTGTTGATGGTCGAGTATTAATACAAAAAGTTGATGTAATAAAACAAAATTTAGGGTTCGAAGTACTGTTAGATTAAGTATATTAAGATAAATATCCTTATATGACACACGGTAAAAGTACACTAGATGTTAAGTTGAAAGCACGTCAAACTACAGAAAACAGCGCAGCTTATCACAAATCAACATCCATTTTTAAAGCACAACCGAGTCAATCTTTATTCACATTTAAAAAAATAAATTAAAAATGGAACCGATTCTAACCGAGAATCCGCACAGATTCGTCATCTTCCCTATTCAGCATCATGATCTGTGGGACTTTTATAAAAGGTCAGAGGCGTCTTTTTGGACAGCCGAAGAAATTGACTTAGCCGCGGACTTAACTGACTGGCGAACTAAACTTAACGACGATGAGCGTTATTTTGTTAAAAACGTATTAGCTTTCTTTGCCGCATCAGATGGCATTGTAAACGAGAACTTAGCTGAAAATTTTGTGAAAGAGGTTCAATACCCAGAAGCTAAATTTTTCTATGGTTTTCAAATTATGATGGAGAATATCCATTCTGAAACATATTCACTTCTTATTGATACCTATATTAGTGACGAAGAAGAAAAGGCCCACTTATTCAACGCGATTGATACAATTGACGCAGTTAAGAAAAAAGCAGAATGGGCGTTAAAATGGATTAAAAGTGATTCATTTGCTGAGAGACTAATTGCATTTGCTGCAGTCGAAGGTATCTTCTTTTCTGGCTCTTTTTGTTCAATATTTTGGTTAAAGAAAAGAGGCCTTATGCCAGGACTAAGTTTTTCAAATGAACTTATTTCAAGAGATGAGGGTATGCATACAGATTTTGCAGTACACCTACATAATAATCATATTGTAAATAAAGTTTCCGAAGAAAAAATCAAAGAGATTATTCTTTCTGCTTTGGAAATTGAAAAAGAATTCATTACAGAGTCTCTTCCAGTTAGACTCATCGGTATGAATGCTGACTTAATGAAGCAATATCTGGAATTTGTTACAGATAGATTGCTGCTTGACTTAGGTTGCAGTAAAGAGTTTAATGTTAAAAACCCATTTGACTTTATGACTAATATTGCACTTAAAGGAAAAACTAACTTCTTTGAAAAAAGAGTTGGGGAATACCAAAAGGCCGGCGTAAACTCTGCGAGTATTCAAGATTTTTCTACCGACGAGGATTTTTAAAAAATAAGAGATAAGGACATGAAGGTTACCAAAAGAGATGGCTCGTTAGAGACCCTTAGACTAGATAAGATTACCAACCGTATTAAAAAACAAACATATGGTTTAAATTCAGATTTCGTAGATGCGTTAGAGGTTGCTACTAAAGTAGTTTCCGGTATTTATGATGGAATTACTACAGCTGAGCTTGATAATTTAGCAGCAGAAACCGCTGCTTCTTTAAATCATGCCCACCCAGATTATTCATACCTTGCTGCAAGAATTGCAATTACGCGTTTACATAAAACCGTTAGTAAAAAGTTTTCAGATGTTATTGAATCTTTGTATTCATATATTGATCCTAAAACATTATTACCAGCTGGCTTAATTAACGATGACGTAATTAAAGCTGTTCGTAAGCATGCTGATACATTAAATGAATCTATCCTACACGATAGAGATTTTAATTTTGACTATTTTGGATTTAAGACCCTTGAAAAGAGTTACCTATTAAAAATAAATGGTGAAACTGCAGAGGCTCCTCAACATATGTACATGAGAGTAGCAGTTGGTATTTGGGGAGAAGATATTCAAAATGTGTTAAAGACATACGAATTATTGTCTACTCACAAAATGACACATGCAACTCCTACGTTATTCAACGCTGGAACAAGACGCCCTCAATTGTCTTCGTGTTTCCTATTAACTATGCAGGAAGATTCAATTCAAGGAATTTATAAAACCCTTTCTGATGTGGCAGCGATTTCACAAAATGCAGGTGGAATTGGGTTATCTATACATAATATTAGAGCAACGGGTTCCTATATTAAAGGAACAAATGGATCCTCTAATGGAATTGTTCCAATGCTTAAAGTATTTAACGAAACAGCTAGATATGTTGATCAAGGTGGCGGAAAGCGTAAAGGCTCATTTGCAATTTACCTTGAACCTTGGCATGCTGACGTCGAGGATTGGTTAGATCTTCGTAAAAACCATGGTAAAGAAGAACGCCGAGCTAGGGATCTTTTCTTAGCATTATGGACGCCTGATTTATTTATGGAAAGAGTTGAAGCCGATGCAGATTGGACTCTATTTTGTCCAGCTGAAATTGGTGTTGAACTTTGGGAAATGCACGGTCAAGAATTTAAAGAAAATTACGAAAGACTTGAAAGTGAAGGAAGGGGTCGTCGCACAATAAAAGCAAGAGCTCTTTGGCAAAGGGTATTAGAATCTCAAATTGAAACAGGTACTCCTTATATTCTTTATAAAGATGCAGCTAATGAGAAATCTAATCAAAAAAATCTAGGTACAATTAAGTCTTCAAACTTATGTACAGAGATTATGGAATACACAAGCAAAGACGAGCAAGCTGTTTGTAATCTTGCTTCAATTGCAGTTAATCAATTTATCAAGTTTCCAGAGAAACGATCGCTAAAGCAGCGTAGAGCTCATGCAGAATACGATCATCAAGCACTATACGATGTTACTTATCAAACTACCCTAAATCTTAATAAGGTAATTGATATTAATTTCTATCCAACTCCAGAGACCAGGGCCTCTAATATGAAACACCGTCCAATTGGAATCGGTATTCAGGGATTGGCCGATACATTTGCAATTTTAGGCTTACCTTTTACTTCAGATGAAGCTAAATCTCTAAATGAAGACATTTTTGAAACAATTTATTTTGCTTCAATGAAAGCTTCAGCCGATCTTGCTAAGAAACTTGGTGCATACGAATCGTTTGAAGGCAGTCCTTTAAGCCAAGGCCAATTTCAGTTTAATCTATGGCAAGCTGACGAGTCCAAATTTTCTGGAAGATGGGATTGGTCTGCATTAAGAAAGCAGGTTGTAAAAACTGGCGCACGCAATTCATTATTATTAGCACCAATGCCAACTGCGTCCACTGCTCAAATTATGGGTAATAACGAAGCGTTTGAGGCATTTACATCAAATTTGTATACTAGACGAACCCTATCTGGAGAATTTGTTATTGTTAACAAGCACCTAGTTAGAGACCTAGTTGAATTGGATCTATGGTCAGACAATATAAAGAATAGAATTATTACTGAAAAGGGCTCTGTTCAAAATATTGCAGAAATTCCCGTTGAAATTAGAGAAATCTATAAAACAGTTTGGGAATTAAAACAGAAAGACATTATTGATATGTCAGCTGACCGTGGTAAATTTATATGTCAGTCACAGTCGCTTAACCTTTTTATTAAAGATGCAAATGCTGCTAAATTAACTTCTGCACATTTCCACTCTTGGAGAAAGGGTCTTAAAACTGGAATGTACTACTTAAGAACCGAATCTGCCGTTGATGCAATAGCGGGCCTTGGAGTTGATTCAGCTGCACTAAAAAAGTCTACCCTAACTGCTGAGCAAATTCAAAGTGATTTAACTTGTTCAATTGATAATCCAGACGATTGTATTGCCTGTTCTTCTTAATAAATAGAATAAAGAGGCCAATACTATGCTTAAGAATTTTAATTCCTGGTTAACCGAACAAACTGACCCAATGTCAATGGATCCAGCGGTTGCTGCTCCGGCCGTGCCGGTTGCACCTGGCAAACCTGCTCAAATTAGAGCAATTTTAATATCAAATCCAATTGGTTCAGTCGCTATGCCTGGCGATATGACAACTAAGCAATTCAACGAATACGTTCTAGACCTCGATAGAGTTAAAGAATGGATTACTAAAAATGCAAAGGAGTCAGAACAAGAAATTTTAGACTACTTATCAGGCAAAGATATTGAAGTTAAAGACGCCCATAAAAAATTCACAAAAGCTGTACAGGCTGACGAATTTGGAAAAGCTCAAACTGTAATTGATATAGATTTTACTAAAGAAGGAGAACCTACTACCAAAGACATTAACTTAATATTTTTAGCATAATGCAGCTAAGTGAACTTTCACAAAATATAACTAACGATATCATTCGGTTAATTCAGCAAAATGTTGGAAAACCCGAAAGATATCGTTCTTTTGATTTAGAATATAAAGATCCAATTTATTTTGACTTAAAGGTCAACATTAAGATTACTGATACTCTGCATCCAACTAAGGACCTATATTTTAAAACAGTTCCGTCTGAGGTCTTAAAATTTGAAAAGTTTGGATTTGCAATAGATGGAGATTCATTTGGTGGAGATAATGAAGATGGAGCCGAGATTGAAATTTCAGTTGCAGTTGACCAAACCCAAATTAATTCACCAAAACTAAAAGCCAGAATTCTTGATGTTGCTCGACACGAAGTTGAACACATTTTACAAAGAGGCCCTAACTTTTCACCAGATCACAAAGTTAAAATACCCAGACCTATTACTAGGGAACTTGCAAAATCCAACTATCGATATTTTATCCTAAGCGACGAAATACCTGCACAGGTTAGCGGACTAGCCGAAGAGGCTCAGTTATCTGGCCAAACAGTAAGAGCGTGTGCAATTGAATACCTAACCCCATTCCTAGAATTAGGATTTATTACCCAGGAACAAATAGAAATTGTTCTTACCACATGGCAAGCCTGGGCATCTCAACATAATATTAAATTCGAGTAAAACTTTGGCAGTTTATTGGGTAAAATATCTATAATAAACTTAAAAAACCAAAGAAACAATGGATTTATTCAATTTAAACACCGAAGACTTTACCGCGCCGAAAGCCGGCACCGCACGTAGCGTAGATGAAAACCTCTACAACCCTGGACCAGATCAAGCTCAAAATGGAGTTTACCGTTCAGTAATCAGATTTATTCCTTGGATCGGGGATCCAGCTAAGAGTAAATACAAGAAGTATTATGCTCGACTAACAAACCCGTTGACAGGCGAAAGATTTACACTAGACTGCCCATCTTCACTAGGCAAACCGTCTATCTTATGGACGCTTGATCTAGAGCTTCGTAAATTAGCAAACGAAGAACCTGAAATCGTAAAAGAGATTCAAAAGAATTTCATGAGAGCTTACAATTATTACTCTCTTGTTTACATTAAGAAAGACCCGCAGTTTCCACAACTCGAAGGCAAAATTAAAGTGTATAGCTTTGGCTACAACATTGATAATTTGATCCAACAGGAGTTGAACCCAGAAGCAGAATTGATGAACATTAGAAAAATCAATCCTTATTCTATGCTTGAAGGAAAAGACATGGTACTTGTAGTAAAACGTAAAACTAAGAGCTGGAGAGATTACTCTTCTTCTAAATTTATGTCAGAAACAAGCCCATTAATCTTAAAATTAGATGATGGTCGCGAACTTCCAGTAAATGGCGAAGAAAAGGTTCAAACCTACGTAAAAGGATTCTTGGAGAAAAACTCTCCAGATTTGAGTCAGTACTTCTACAAAGAGTGGTCAGATTCAGACTATGAGAAAGTTGCAGAATTTATTAAAGCAATTATTCCTCATAAATCTATTCTTGATCAAGTTTTAGCAAACACAAGAGATGAGAGAATTAAACCTTATTTCTCAGCAATTAAATCAGCTCAACCTGTAAACAGAGTAGTAGCAGATGATTTAGATTTTGCTGCGCCAGCTAAACCAATTGCAAACAATGCGTTTGATGATTTTGATGCGCCAACACAAGCACCAGCTGCTCCAGTGAAAGCTGCTCCATCAAATGAATTTGACGATCTATTAGCAGATCTTTAATCTTTAAAATAATTTAAATACATGTCAAAAGAACAAGTAAATACAGAGGAAACTGTTCAGCAAGAAGCTCCTAAGACTTATCTATTGTCAACTATTTCTTACACAGATAAAGCTGATTATAATAAGTTTTTAGAAAACCTATCTCCTGAACATGCACTAATCGTGCTAATTTCTGCCGCTAATCACGGCCAACTTAAGGGTGCATATAATTTGGATGAAGCTGAACTTATTGCAAAGGCAATTCGTACAATTACTCCAAACTCTGCACAAGAAGAAACCCCTGCTGAAGAGGCTGCTCCTAAAAAAGCAAGGGCTTCTGCTAAAAATCCTAAATAATGAATATAGTAATTGATGGAAATGCTTTTCTTAATGTCTCTGCCTCGATTGTCAAGAATATGTTACAACAAGACAAGCGCATCGGCGAAAAGTACTTTGTCAATGATTTGTTTGATGACAGCAAGTTTTTACTAAAACAACAAGCTGCTGTTTCATTTAGGACATTTGTTATCAACTACTTCAGCTCCATTGTCTCTCCTTTTAAGGGCAGCACTGGAGCTGTTTTCTTCGTTTTTGATTCTAAAAGCTGGCGAAAAGAATATATTAAGCAGTTTTTTAAAGAAGATGGTAAACAAGAAGGCCAATTTGAATACAAAGGAACCCGTAAATACGACGATAAGATTTATCTATTTTTTGAACTTTTTCAAAATGAGATTATGGCTGAACTAAAGGAAATGGGCGCAGTTTCTGCCAGAATTCTTGGAGCAGAAGGCGACGATTTAATAGCCCATATTGTTGATAATTTTAATGGAGATATTTGTATTTGGTCAGTAGATAAAGATCTAATCCAATTGTTGGAAAGCGGTAAGCGCTCAGTTATTTTAGTTACTCCGAAAATGATGACTAAAAATAAACGGGTAATTGTTGCACATAACAAACAGGAAGAGAAACCTGCAGATATTTTTAATTTTGAATCAGCAGTTGACAATTCTAATCTTGATGAACTTCTTAAAGAATTTACACACAGAAGTTTTGTTAAGTATGAAGTTGACCCAGCTGAGGAATTAATGTTAAAAATATTAGGCGGTGATCCATCTGATACAATTCCTAGAGTCCATCCAAAGATGACAAAGTCTAAGATTGAAGCTGTAATTTCTACCCTAAAACAAAACCAAGGCGATTGGTCAATGTTAGTCCATAAGTTAAGAACAAACGATCCATATGTAAAAGACATGATAACTGAAGCTAGTGTTAAGGAGCTTAAGTTAGCTTCCCAAGAGTTACAGGATCAATTCAGAAAGACTTTAGACTTTAATATTAAGATCATATGTCTATCAATAGATCATGTCCCTGCGAAGCTCTCTGGTTCAATCCGAGAGTCGTTTGATTTTAATTCAATAAAGAGATTTGACATTAACGCATTTAAAAAATATCATTCTTCAAAATGAGCTCACCAATAATCCCAATTTACGATCGAGTGGTTATTAAACCAGACGAACAAAACAAAAAAACTGAAACCGGTATAATTCTACCGCCTGATACTAGAAAACGCTCTAATAGTGGAGTAGTTATTGCAGTAGGTGGCGGAGTAGAAAGACCTATTCCGTTAGAACCCGGCGATAAAGTAATCTATCAGCGTCATGCTGGATTGGATATGCAATGGAATGGCGAGACTTACTTAGTGGTTCTTGCACATGAAATTGTTGCGAAAATTGTAGCAGACTCTGCTCCAACCTTTCTTGAACCTGGCGAAAGATAATCCCAGTTAATACTGCATAAAAAAAGCCGCTATTAGCGGCTTTTCTTGTTTATTAAGAGTCGTTCTTTATTAGAACGAAGGAATAAATCCAGTTGCTTCTGAAGAAAGACCTCCACCAACTCTTGTAATTGTAATACGGTTGATGAATTTGTGAATACCTCTTGGGAAATCTAAGAATACATCGATAATCGCTGAGTTTGCAGATAATACTTCTGGACCGTTATTGGTCGAGTCAAATACTACTGTATAACTTGCAACACCTTGTGCATTTTTAGCTCTATCTAAATAGCCTTCAACTAATGTTTTAATTCTTAAACGAGTAATTTCATCGTTAAAATCAAATAAGAAGTTGAATAAGATTCTTTCGATATCTTTTTCGATTGTTGCAAGAGCTTCTCTAACGTGAGTATTATTAAGAGCTGAATTAATTTTTTGATATGCAGTATTATTTGTAAATACCATGATACCAAATCCTCTACGACGAACGATTAAGTTATAACCAACTGGCTCTAAGTAATCTCTATCTTCTTGAGATAATTCATATTCAACATTAACAATTTCAGGATCGCCTAAGATACCATTTTTACCAGCTACGATTGAGAAAGGTCTGCCGGCTTCATACTTATTCATAAATGCATTTGCAACGTATGCTGCTGGCGGAACTGACTTGTTTCTACCATTATCATTTACAATTAAGTTAGGCATAAAGTATGCTGCGTAAGATGCCATTGGAACTCCATTAACTTCTTCATCTACAAATTTAAATGTAGTAGTTGGATTAAGATCCAAATTACCTCCATCTGCAATATGTTTAGCAGAAACTAATTTTGTAGTTAAATCAGAGAATGACGGTTCAACTGAAAGCTCTAATTGTCTGTAAGACGGCGCATTTAAGATCGCTAAACACTGACCATTGTCTGCTGCAAGTTTTGCTAAGTAATATTTAGATGAACCAGAGATATCACCTTCGTAAGTATCAATAATATATCTAAAATCTACAGCTTGGCCTTCAGCCAATGTGCTTGCAATATTTGTGTTTTCATATAACCAACCTAAAATATCAGCTTGTCTAGTAGCAGTTCCATTAGGAAGTTGAGCATCTCTCATTACAAATCCACTTAGCTTAACACCTTTAGATGAAGTAATATAGTTTCTAATACCTTTATGGAAAATAATATCAGTATCAATGTCAACTCCAATTATAGCTGAATCACTTGGTACTAATGTTGTAACTGTAAACTTTTTGTAAGTTTTTGTTGTAACTGTAGTAAAAGCTGCAACTAAAGCTTTAGTAAAAGTATAAGTTCCACCGCTTCCTGCTGTTGTTGCCGCAGATAAAGTTAAGACATTTCCTACTTTATTAGTTACCGTAGTACTAGCTGCAATTCCTGTACCAGCTACTGTGCATCCAATTACAATATTTGCATTTGCTGCAGTTAAGGTAATGGTAGCCGCTGCTGCGATAAATGTATCAACCGCAATTGCTGTTTCGTTAACAGCTGGGACAGCTGCTGTAACTACTGATGCCGAAGAAATTTCGTCTGCTCCAGCAACTGAAACAATTTTTAAGAATCTTGAACGTTTTGCTCCATTTGCTTTAGCTTTCACATAGTGATTAGGTTTAACAAATTCTGTAACGCTAGCTAAATAAGCAGCATTGCTTGCGGTTACGGCTGGAGAACCACTTCCTATTGTTACTGAGGTTGAGCTAAGAACTTTCATCTCAATTTTATTAAGAGCAGTCTTAGTTGTAGTAATTTCAAGACCATTATTGTTTGCAGTTAATTCAGTTGCAAAATCAAATATCTTTGTTGTTGTGCTAGTTCCATGAATATCTAGTGAAAGCTTAACAAATGTATCAACTACAGTAATTACTGGAATAGTTGCGCTTTGATTAGTTAAGGCAACGTTATCGAAACATTTAATTTTAATATAGCTTTTAGTAACTAAGTTAACAACTTCAGTAAATCCAGATTCAACTTTAAGATATTTAGATGCAACCGTTCCGTTTTGCGTAGTAATAAAACCATTACCAGTTACAATAAATCCATCGTACCATGCGTTGTAAAGTTGAGTACCTTCACGAGCAATAATAATTTGATTACCGTTTTCTGTTACGACTCTACTAGAATCTGAAACTCCAGTTGTAACTTCAAATACTGCTGTGTTTTTAACTGGTGCTTTATAACCAAGTACATCTAATTTAGCATTAGCGTCGGTGTAGTCTCCAGTAAAACCATTATCAATAAAGTAATCTTGAAAATCTGCTGCAATAAGGTCTGTATAACCATGACCAGCTAAATCGATTCGGTGTGAATCCATTGAAGCATTTGCAAAAACAGTGTCAAGGTCAATCAATTCAATTTTGTTTTCGTCTAGTGCACAAAATAATTCAGTTTGAGAAAATAATCGGTTGAATACTCTGTCAATTGAAATATCTGAACCAGCTGCATCTTTAAATTGAGGAATAATTGATCCGTTTACTCGTGCAATATTCTTAACTTCTCTTAAATTTAAGAAACCATTAAGTTTAGACATAATTAAACCTTTTTCATTAAAGTATGTTTTATAAACAGGGTCAGTTGAAAGTCTCATGTTATCTGACCAGTCGCCTTCTACTGCAATTAATTCAATAATATAGTCAGCAACAATATCATCTGGGTGAAGATAACTTGGAATAGTTACTTTGTCTCCGCCTGTAACCTTGTAGTATTCTTTAACGGTTACATCGTATCCGCTAACGTCTGCAAGTTTGGCCCAAACAGTAACTGGGCGTTTTCCTAAGTTAACAATAGAAAAAATCTTATTGTCATCTTCTGAACCTAACGCGTTATTTTTAGTTCTGTTGAACTGGTCTTCGTCAGCATACCATAACTTCTGGGTATTAAAGAAGCTAGACAGTGGTTGCTCGAATGCAGATGCATTAAAATCTGAATTAAATGATGCAGATTCAGTGTTGAATGTTGCAAATGTTACTTTGTCTAATGTATCGTCAGTTGGCAATACGTTCAAAGCATAAACTGGGCCTTTTCTTAGAGCTACTTCTAAAGTTCTATGAAAATAACTACCCTTGCTTTCAAGTTTAGTGTCTCTTTCACCATAAACTGCTAGCGCGCTGTTTAAGTCGCTTAAAGCCACAACAGTATTGATTGGTCCTCTTTTACTCGATCCGATAACTAATCGGCCGGTTCCTAAAGGTAATGCAATGTTTTGACTCTCATCGATTTCAACTGTGTAAACACCACTTGATTTAAAGCGATTGAGATTTAATTTTTGTGCCATTTCGGTCCTACTATTTTTAAGTTATTTATTTAACTTCGGACTCAAGATTTTGTCTAGATTGTCCTTTGCTATCATTATTTATCATCGCAAAGATCTTAGTATATCTAAGACAGTATAAGAAATTACGAAAAATCAAATTACTCACCATGAATTCAATGAAAAGAACCCCAAAACCTCTATCTAGAGGAGAATTAATTAGATTTATTAAGATTAGAGACGTTAAATCGCCCGAATACGGAACTCCCGGTTCAGCTGGAATAGACTTTTTTGTTCCAAATGATTTTGAAGGCGTAATACTTGAGCCAGGCGAAGCCATTTTAATTCCAAGCGGCATTCGTGCAAGATTACCCTTACATACAGCACTAATTGCATTCAATAAGAGTGGAATTGCTACAAAAAGGAGACTCCAAGTTGGTGCCCAGGTAGTAGATTGCGATTATCAAGGAGAGATCCATCTACATCACTATAATTGTGGAACAATAGATGCGCTAGTTTCTCCAGGAGATAAAATTGTACAGTTTATTCTTACCCCAATTATTAAAGCAAAATTAATTGAGTGTGAAAATGAGTCTGAGGTATTTCCAACACAATCTGATAGAGGTTCTGGCGGATTTGGTTCCACTGGAACAAATTAATTGGTATATTAACCCAAAGTAAGATAAAATGATAATAAGCTCTGAATTTAAACAAGAAGATTCTAAACTAGTAGTTTCATATTATGATGAAGCTGGTAATATCGCATACGCAGTAAAGCATATCCACGATGCTGATCAATTCAATTGGAAGCTGACGGGTCGCCCTTCGGAGTATCGAAATTGGGATAATAAATTTGTTGATAAAGGTAAAAGCAAATGGCTAAGCCGCTTCCGAATCGAAGAACTTATTCAAACCAGCTTTACTAAAGAAGAGCTTGATCAAATCTATTCTGACTATACGCCAAAGAAATATTTTCTCGATATTGAGATTCAGTTAACTTCAAACGAGTTTCCTGATCCAGCCAAAGCTGCCATGCCAGTAAACTTAATTTCATTTTGTGGTCCAGATAATGTAACCTATATTTTATCCACAATGAAAAAGCTAGATAACGAAGCTATTTCTAAAATGGAAGCAGAGATTAATGAATACCTAAGTGCACAAGGCCAGGTATTTACACTTAAATATATGTTTTTTGAGAAAGAAGAAGACTTAATGTCAACCTTCTTCCATCGAATACTTCCAAAGCTTCCATTTATTACAGGTTGGAATGTAATTGAATTTGACTGGAAATACCTAATTAATCGTTGTAAGCGCCTTAATATTAAACCAATGGAATCTATGGTTTGTGATAGGCTAATCGGTAAAGGTCAAGCTCCAGTTCACTTAGGTCTACTCGATTATCTTGAAGTGTTTATGAACCTTAAGCCAATTAAAGTTGTTGAAAATTATAAGCTTGATTATATTTCTCAATTAGTGCTTGGAGTAAGTAAATTACATCACGAATATGGTTCAATGATGGAAGCTCAACAAGATGTTGAAAACTTCGTAAAGTATAACGCAATTGACGTAATGCTTGTTAAATTAATTGAAGATAAGCTAAGTCTACTTGATGTAGCCTTTGCTATTTCCAAAACTGCACAAGTTGATGTATCAAAAGTCTTTAGTGCAGTGTTTATTACAGAATCCCTAATGTGTCGCCACTTTTTACGAGATGGTAAGAAAATGGCATCAGACAAAAGAGAGTTAGCCGAACAGGTAACATACGAAGGTGCCTATGTAAGTAAGCCTATTCCAGGTCACCATAAATATGTTTCATGCTTTGACTTTTCGTCAATGTACCCTAACGTTCAAATCCAGTTTAATATTTCTCCTGATACATACTTAGGTAAAATGAAACCTGGTCATATTCTTAAAGAGGATGAAATTTATACAAAAAATGGTACCCTTTTTACTAAGAAGAAAGACTCAGCTGCTCGAGTTATACTAAAGCAAATGTACGATCGACGTATGGGTATTAAAGGGCATATTACTGAATTAAAACAGGCAGCGAAAAAAGCCGCGCAATAATGATAAAATGGTTAAAAAACAAAATAAACAAATATATGTACGATATTGATGCACTCGCCCAAACTAGAGATTTTATTATGGGCAAAGATTACCAATGGGTAAATACCCCAGATAATACCAAAATGTCAACCATTACCAAGGTAGTTGACGTATTTAGTAGAGGAGGCCTAATGGCTGTAAAATTAGCCGATGGATCTAGCATAAGTTTAGAAGAACTTAATACTAAATTAATGGCAATTATGGATGGACAAGAAGCTTTAACTAGAGCCGAATGTATGTCTATTAGAGGGCCAGTAATTGATCCAAACATAACTAATGCGGAAGCCTTACCTAAAGTTAGTCAACCTGTCCAAGCTGAGGTCCAAGCTACGTTAAAATCTGCAGGCATCTTTGAAATGTTTGCGACTGAGGAGTCTTTACTAAACCTAAATTTAAGAGTAAACTTGCCTTCACTTAACTTATTGAAGATGATGTATAAAAACTCACAGAACAAGTCAGAATTTTTAACAGAGTTAGCAAACCATATAAATAATCAAATAACAGCAGATCATATTAAAGATGCCTTGCTGAAAAAACTTGATTCTAAATAGTGGAGCTAATTATTTTACCAATTGAAGTCTCGGATTCAGAAAAAATACGAGCAATTTACTGTAGGCCAGATGGCGAACCAGTTACAATAAAAATTGATCATGCTAAAGATGCGTCGAGTTTTTCTGCAATCAAACGCATGTATCAAGAGATTGGGGTAGAAGACTTAGAACAATCTAGAATATTTAAATTAGGAAAAATAGACAAGGACCTGTGTTTTGCTGTTAATGTTAGCGGGCTAAAAACCGACTCAGATTTAACCAGAGTACCTTTCTATAAAGTAATGCAAGGCGAGCATTCAAATTCAAAATTACTTGCTGCAAGCTTCCTAACTATATCATACTTTGCCTAAGATCCTTTATCCCCTTCTGTGTAAAAGAGGATATAACAAAAGGATTAAATATTTATGGCAAAATCTACACTAGATGCATTCGCAAAATTTAATGATTTACTTGAAAAGAAAGTAAAATCTAAAATTGAAATTCGTGGCTTCTCCGATATCGAGGAGTATATTCCAACAGGCAACTTTTTACTAAACGCACAAATGTCCGGCTCCTTGTTTGGAGGTTATCCAAATACTCGAAGTATTGGAATTGCTGGAGACTCTGGTGCTGGTAAAACCTTCCTCTGCTTAAATGCAGTTCGTGAATTACAGAAAAAAGATTACATGGTTATCTACATCGATACCGAAGGTGCAATCGATTCACATGACTATGTAAAATTTGGAGTAGACCTTTCTAAATTAAAATATCTACGGATGGGTCTTATTAGCGAGGTAAAATTCTATATTAATGACCTAATTGACACAATCAAAGAAAATCCAGGTCTTAAAATCGCGCTATTTGTTGACTCAGTTGGAATGTTAGACACAGACAAGAGCAAACGAGATATGGATGCAGGTAAAAATGCTTCAGATATGGGTCTTCGTGCAAAGGAGATGCGATCTCTTTTTAAATCTTTAACACTAGATCTTTCGAATTATAAAGTTCCATTCATTTTTACAAATCACACCTATGCGTCAATGGATCAATATACGCCAAAGGGTATGTCAGGCGGAGGTGGTCCAGAGTTTTCAGCTTCAATTATTTTAATGCTAAGTAAAGGAACACTTCGTGACGAAAACAAAACTACAACTGGAATTATTGTTCGCAGTAAAACCAAAAAGAATCGTTTAGCCCGTCCGCTTGATATTGAATTCCATATCTCTTTTCATAAAGGTATGAATCCATTTGTTGGATTAGAACAATATGTAAATTGGGAAAACTGTGGAGTTGGCAGAGGCGTAATTATAACTCAAAAAGAGTTTGATAAGATGAAGCCAGAGGAGCAAGAAATTGTTTCACCATTTGAATTAAATGGAGAGGCTGTCTATTTTTATCCTAAAAAACTTGGAAAAACTTATATTGTAAGACACAATGGAGATGCCGTTCCAGTTAAAGAATTTTTCTCAGCTAGGCTTTTTACAAATGAGGTTCTACATGAACTTGATGAAAACATTATTAAGCCAACCTTTAAATTCCCTGAAACTCAAGACGGTATTGTCGATATGGAAACTGATGAACTAACAGAAATTACAGATTTAGATGGAGCCGAAGATTAGTTTTAAACTTAAGTCGGAGCTTCCAATTAAATATGAGTTAGGTTTACACAGAGTACTTCCGTCATATCCAACCGAAACTGATTTTATGGTTGATATTATTCAATATATTATTAAGGTTTGTGAAATAAAGGATAAAAACTTCAATCCAGCTGATTTAAAATTTTCAGCAAAAACCCTTAAGTATGTATTTAATGAAAACGAGGTAACTCCAGGTTTCAAAGATAAACTACGAATTGTAATTAAAAAATTAATGGATGCAGAAACTCTGATTAAAAGAGGAGAATTTTTGTATATTAATAAAGCAGTATTTAACGAACTGTATAACTAAAAAATATGATAGACTTTAAAGAAAATATTGAGTTACTGGAGAAAGTTATTCTTAACTTCATTCTAATGGATGATAATAACGAAACACTAATTCGCCCAAAGAATGTGGAGGCTCTTGATATACGGGAAGTAATTCCTAAAATGAAGACCCAATACTTCAATAATGATGATCTTGGTAATATCTTTAAAGTAGTAAAAAACTATTATAAAGAATATCATAAAGTTCCGTCTAAAACAGAAATTCGTCAACTACTTAACCTAGCTAGTTATGAAATATCTGACGAGCATTTTGATACTCTATTGAGTGTAAACTTAGGAGAATACAATTATGAATTCTTAACTAAATATACAAAGTCGTTTATTTTAATTAAGAATCTTAACTCTTCGATTATTGATATTTTATCATTTTTAAAGACTACTGAAATTAGTCCAGAGAATGTTAATATTATTACAGATCAAGTTAGGACTAAGCTAAATACAAACCTAAATGTTTCTTTTAGTAATGCTGAATCTGGTCTAAACTTCTTTAATGCGGTAGATCACGTTCAAGTTTCTAAAATAGGTACTCCAACTGGATTTCCTTTTCTTGATAAAACGCAAGGCGGCGGCTGGAACCCTAAAACCCTAGTTGTTTTCCAAGGTAGACCTAAAGTTGGTAAATCCATGGTTCTTTCTAATATTGCAGCTCGTGCATTTATGACAGGTTGTCAAACTGGAGTTGCAACACTAGAATTATCCGATACTAAATATATGAAACGACTAGGTTCGAATATCTTAAATATTCAATCTAATCACTATAATGATATTACTTCAGCAGATCGCACTCAATTAATTGAGGCTAAAATCGAACAATTTAAACAGAGCGGCTCCAATCCTGGAGAACTTTGGATTAAAGAGTTTGCAACAGGTAGTGCAACCGCTGTTGATATTGAGAATTATTTCCTAAAGGTACAGGAAAGTACAGGTCAACACATGCAAATTATAATAGTTGACTATATTAATTTAATGAGACCTATGCGCGAGCAGGGAAATACTTACGAGAAAATCAAAGTAATTTCTGAAGAATTAAGAGCAGTAGCTCAACGAAATGAATGGACTATTATTACTGCAACTCAAATTAAACGTGATGCGGTAGATGATCAAAATATTGGAATGTCAGATATTGCAGAATCATTTGGTCTTGTCCATACAGTTGATTCTCTTTATGGATTGATGCGAGGTCCAATGGAAAAACGAATTAAAATTAAGGTTATTGCTAACCGTGATGAAGGCTATACGGAAAGCTTTAAAATGTATCGAATGAATTACGATTTCTCTAGACTTGTCGAAGAAACTGATCCAGCTAGCGAATACTACTCAGATGACGATGATATTTCTGCAATCGAAGATGATCTACGTCTACAGTATGCAAATGTCCAGCCTAAACCGCAGTTAACCATTGCGCCTACCATCAAGCAGTTTGGAGAACATAGCGACATTTTAGAAAATTTATAAAAAAACTACAATAAGTTATGTGGAAGAAAAAAGTTAAAGAGGAAGAACTATTTACAAACGAAGGCGACAATTGGTCAGCCTTAGATGGAGAAGATAGTGAAGTCACTAGTCACGACGATTTTGAAGAAATTGATTCAGCTGACGACTCTGAAATTGATGATGGTGATGAAGCAAGGTATCAACAACACTTAAAATTAAAGAGAGAAGATAAAATCTTTAATAACTCTTGGAATAGTGGAGATGGTGGTAGCGATGAAATTTATCAAAACAATGGAATTAGGTTAGATCCAAGTCATACTGATAGTCATCTACTGGATGCAGC